ATTTCTCTTGATATGGCAAAAGAGCTTTCGATGGTTGAAAGAAACGAAAAAGGCCGTGAAGCTCGTAAATATTTCATTGAATGCGAAAAGAGACTTAAGGAAAAGAAAGATCCGAGGATTCCTCGTACCATGGCAGAAGCACTTCAGCTTGCTGCAAATCATGCAAAGCTAATTGAACGACAAAACGAAGAAATCGAACAGGCAAAGCCAAATGTTGAGTTCGTCGATAATTACGTTGACAATACAGGGCTTTTTACACTTACTGCTCTTGCAAAAAACTTAAAGTTCAAGCGAACCGACCTTATCGAATGCCTCATTCGTGACAAAAGGATTTTCAGACGGTCAGGAAATCTTGAGCCATACGTTACCGAAGTCAACGCTGGAAGGTATCATATCAAGACAGGATCAGGGGCACTCGGTCACGCTTACAGCCAGTTGTACGTTACCCCAAAAGGTGTCGAATGGATAGCAAACAGATACGCTTCGGAACTTGGGGAATAATCATGGGTTCAATCTGGCTTATTGGTGATCCTCATTTCGGTCACAAAAATGTTGGCAATTTCAGGAACGAAATTGGTATAAATTCAGAAAAAGAAAACGTTGAAGCTATTTGCGACAACTGGCAAAAGCTGATTACAAAGCGTGACAAGGTTATCGTGCTTGGAGATGGTTGTTTTACTCCTGAATCACTCAATATTTTTAAATCGCTTAACGGGCTTAAAGACATAGTTCTTGGAAATCACGATTACTTTAAAAAGATAAATTACCATGATGCTTTCCAGAATGTAAGAGGTGTATGCACATATAAAGATGCTTGGTTATCGCACATCCCAATACATCCTAATTGTTTTCGAAAAAAAGGTTACAATATACACGCTCATTTGCATTTTAAGTCTATAGATGGAGAACTTTATCATGACCCAAGATACATAAACGTTTCATGTGACCATCTTTACAAAACAACAGGAAAATTTCTTGCTCGTTATGCTGATTTAATTAACAGTTGACAACACACCTGCAACATAGTACAGTCCTGCAACATAGTACAGTTTAATCATTCTGAGTCGTGTCAGATGATAGAAAACCAATTTCAAGGCCAGCCTGCTCCGTAGCTTTTAGCTAACACGACCGGAGGAGTTACTGGCCTTTTTTATTTTTGGAGTTTGAAATGGGAATTGATTACAGTGGTGGAATGATAGTTGGCAACATTGGTGATTTACTACCTGAGCTTGACGAAAAATATGATGGTGACATTTACGAGTGGGTTCAAGAAAATGATATGTCTATAATGTGTCAATATTTCGACGCTGATATTTCTAACAGCTATGTTGGTTTTTCAATCAAAGACGTTCTTGTTTCTGAAATTAACGATGAATGGATATCAACGATTAAAAAAATTGCTGATAAATTTGAATCATTAACTGGAGTACCGGCTAAACTTATAGGAACTCAAGATATATACTAACAACTATCTAAAATAATCAAACAAAGGAGGTGAAAGCCATCGAAATGTTCCTTCCCAAACAATCCCAGGGTGGAAATTGTCAGCGCATGGAAAAGGCCCATGTCTGCTGATTAAATTTTAAGTTAAATAAATCTTTCGTCAATTCAAATAAAAGCCCGTCTGGTGATTAGCTGCCTGGACGGGCTTTTTTGTTGACATAATTTTGACGAGTGGTATGATTAATTATTCTGGTAGTGCGGAATAAAAGACAACCAATTTTGAAAGGCCGCATCCGGGGGAGAAATCCCAGCACTACCGGGTGTGGCCTTTTGCTTTTTAGGAGATTTAATGGATATTCAGATTTTCAAAGAGAACGGTTGGGAAATTAGAACGATTGAAAAAGATGGTGAACCTTGGTTTGTGGCAAGAGATGTTGTAAGATGTCTTGGTTACGAAGATGCAATAAACGCCATCAAACTCCATTGCAAAAAAGTCAATAAAATCAAGGGTGGTGATTTGCCACCCTATGTAGTCGACATAAACATAATCCCTGAATCAGATCTTTACAGGCTCATCATGAGATCCAATCTCCCAAAAGCAGAAGAGTTCCAGGATTGGGTTGTTGAAGAAGTTTTGCCGGCCATCAGAAAACGAGGCGGGTACATCATGACAAGTGAGAAAGAATTGCAAGAAGACTTTGACGAAAGAGTCGGAAAGATTGTTGCTGCTGCCATGGCTTCAAAAGAAAAAGAGATTTTGCATTACAAGAAGGCGCTTGCTTTGACAACAACGTCAGTTGATTTTCGCTCTTTCGCAACAAAGGGCGGAAAAGAATGGACAATAAGCGATGCCGCAGATGAATTCAATATGCCAATGAGTGAGCTAAGAGTTTGCCTTAGGGCAGCAAGCTTTTTCAGGACAAGGGTAATGCCAGGAGGTCAAAAGAGATGGTGGCCAAAAGAAAAGTATTTTGACTCTATGTACTGTAAGCACGTTGACGGTGGTATAAATTACGCTTTTAGTGCTAAAGGTATGGAGTGGGTTGCGGTTCTGGTTGAAGATGGAGCAAATGATGCGATGGCAAAGTTTGAGCTTGAAAGACAGCTTGAACTATTTGACTAATATGTTTAGCCCCTGTGAAATACCAGGGGCTTTTTTGTTTATGCTGCGTGTTTGTTTTTAAGATCCTTGATTGACTCTTTCTTGGCCCATTCCAGAAACTTTTCACCAGACAATGCTGCAATGTAAAGCTTCCTGTGGAACTCGCCAAGCGTCTGGCCCCTCTTCTCGGCCAGTGATTTTGCGTGGTCGGCTAACTTTCTGTCTATGCTGAATGTTACTTTCTTATTTTTAGATTCCAAAATATTTTTCCTTATCAACCAACATTAAATCAAAACCAGCTGAAACAGGTGCCCCGGAAGCAACAGATAAAGCACGCATTTCTATATCTGTTTTTTCATCGAAAATAAATGGGAATGTATTTGGATAGTAAAAATTATTTTCAAATGACGAAACAATCCTTTTAAGCTGAAAAACTTCTCCAAATGGCCTTGAAAATGATGAAACTGTGGCATCTTTACCCTCTCCTGTATTATTGTAATAATCAGACAGAAAAGCAACGTAGCCTGCTGGAACTGTATATAAGGCCATTTGTGTTTGGTTAAACGTAGGCCTTATCACTGCAAGAATAATTGCTGGAATCCCTAAAGATACTGTGCCATATCCTACATAAATATTCCCTTCATTATGTCCAGATGATCCAGCTGTCCTGATTATTATACGATATACTCTAATGGCATTAGACAATACATTAACAGCATTTTGACCATCAAGTATCACATCTTTTTCAAATTCATTATAATTTTCATCTAATCCAAATACTGTAGCAGTAGTTGCTCCTGTATCGCCATCAGCATCGTTAGCGTCGCTTGACGAAATAGTAATTAACTGTGGGCTTGTTGCATATTGATACAATCCTCCCTGATCCCATACAGTCTCAGATGTTGATCCCACCAATGGATTAAACCCAAACTTTTTAATAAATTTAACACCTAAAACATTACCAGAAGCAACAGAGTATAAAAATGGAAAACTTTGTTTTAGGTTTGATGAAATTCTCAGCATATTATCTCCAATAGAAAAGCCACGTAAGACTCTGCTGCTTACGTGGCTTCACCTCTGCCTCTGCGTTTTATTTTTAAGGAAGGAGGAGGGACCCTAAGCAGAGGATCGGGTCCCTTTTCGCTCCGGCCAAGAGCTATCCTTCTTTATTTGTAGCACTATGCCATAACAGTGTCAATACTTTGACGTAAATATTAGTTTATGTCAATATATTGACACTATCTGTTTATTTTATCAACTAAAAGATACAATGATATTATTATTGGAGTTATCCAGCCAATAACCATCCGTTTAACAGCCTTGAATGTGTCCGCAGAATCAAGCCGTGATTGCCTCAAATACCCTAAATCTTTTTGCATCTCTAATGGATTTGTATAATCCATACCAAGCCTTACCAATGTTTCCTGTATCGCTTGTGGTACGATTTTGCTAACAGCGTCTTCAATCCAAGCGTGGCCTGTATGCTTTATTGATTCTTCTGTCTGTTTTTTTATGGCTTCTATTATCTCTTTTTCGAATCTGGCCAACTCTGCATTGTCCATTTTTAATCCTTATACTGCCGGTTATGTATTGCCTTGTAAAAATACATACTCGGAATTTTCTGAGCTAAGCAACTTGGCTCCCACTGTTTGCCTAATTCGCTTAGTAGAGGAGTAATTAACGCTATGCATCTTACCCTTAGATAAATACTACTTGAACTTGCTGCAGGGCTGTCTTTAATCCTGTCAATAAGATCTAAAATAAACCTTGATATCTGTACCCCAGTATCAATCAAAACATATCTGCTATAATCAATTCCATCAATACTAATCAATTGCATGGTTGGTTTTGATCTTTCTAACTTTAACCATTTATCTCCGATTAAAACAGATATTGAAGAAACTGGCAATCCTATCAAAGATAATATGTGCATTAGCCAGGAACCCCTGTCGGACTTATAAAAAAGCAAACACACATTTTCTTTATTGTGCTTATCTGTCATAAACTCATATGGCCTTGCTCCTGACCATACAAGTCCTATGCAATAAATTGATATTGATATCCACGAAACGTATTCTGGTACATTCTTTAATATTAACCTTGATACGAAAACAAACAATGCCCCAGATGATATCACAAGCATTAATGATTTTCTTCTTGGATCTGGATTTATTGAAGCCATCAAACCACAAAGACAAGCTATCATTATTTGAGCTTGGGCTAACATTTCCCACAAAGAAAGACTAATTGTATTTATATGTGACAAAGAATAAATATCTATTGCCACATATAATATTGATGCAAGCCAAAACATTATTTTATCAATGGGCAATCACAAACGCAAGGTGGCTTGCTTGGCCATGGGCAAGCAGGGTCTTCAGGTCCTTCCCAAGGGAAACCATCTTGCTCAGGCAATTCAAAAAGATCCTGCAAATATTGTAGAACAGAAATATATTCAGCGTCGGTCATAGAAGACGATACTGAGATACCTTTTGCAATGCTATTTTGTTCACGCTCGTATTTAGACTTTGCATCTAACGCACATATTGCCTTCAAGTCTCTTAATTTTCTGATAGAGCATGAATTTATTTCATCAGATTTAGTCTGATTTAAAACCCAGGCCGAACCATCCCAATCGTAAAAATCAATGTCAGGGCATGTTGTCATACATGTATTTATTAATTCCCACGACGGTTTATCTCTGATATCATCCCATGTAATTGAATCATAATCCTCTTGATTGTTGTTGGTAAGAGAACCATAATATATAGCTCTTGGTATCAATATATCTAATGTCAGTGATACGTCTAAATTTTCCATATTTTCACCTGTGTATATATTTCGTCAGTAAATCCAACAGCAGTTCCAAAACCAGTGCCAACAACAGATGTTTCGGATGATTTATGTATAATCTCTATATCTGTTGTAGCTACCAATACAAAAGTTCCTGAAACGACTGAAATCGTATTGACTATATCTGTATCTATATTTTGCCTACCGTTTACAGACCCACCAGTTATCAACACTGCTGATAATGTATTATTCCAAGCTCTTGCCTGATGTAAATTAACATTCCCAGCAGGAACAAAGGCTTCTAAAAAATACTCACCTTCAGGCAATGTTATTTTATTTGATGCCAAAGAAGCGCCTGGTATTGTGTTCTTGATAATTTTGTTTAAGTCTCTTGTTCGCCATGCTCCGCTTGTAAACGTGCCTCCGTTTGTTCCAAGTGGCTTTTCATCTACAATTATCATAACTTGTTGTATTTTTGCTATTGACCATTCGGTTATTAAGTAAGCTCCTGATCCTCCGTCAGCAGTATTACTATAAATCAATTCTATGAACGTATTAGATTTGATTTCACCGCCTGATAAATCTGTAGAACCATCTTGCAAAAGAATCTTTTTAACTCCACGAGATAATACATTTACTGTTGACGCGCCTGTGTTTTCGTTTGAAGTTATAAATGTTAATCGTTCCCTGTCAACATATGATGCTTCATGTTTTAATGATCCTATTGCTGATAGTATATATGTATTTGCAACTCCGGAATCTTGAAAGCCATGTGCCGTTTGTGATGCTGTTGTGATCCCACGTGATAACATCTCTGTATCCGTGTCGTCGCCTGTCCCTGCAGTTGGTGTTTGGCCTGCCGAAACCACAAAGTTTTTCAGTTCTTCTGTTACGCTGTTTGATTCTTTTGCGCCCCATGTAGTTGACGTACCAGGATCATTACCACCTGTTAAATTTGCTTTTGTAATAAATGCTTTCATCGTTACCCCACAAATTGGGTTATAAGCATGACATTCCCCGGTAAAACTTTTCTTAACAGACACTCTAAAAGGTATGTATCTGGTCCACCAGAAAATTCAAACTCAAATGTATATTCAAAACCATCTCCTGTTACTGGAACTTCTGCAACTATTATGAATTTTTCATTAATATCTCCTAAAAATGTAAACTCCAAATCATATTCAAACGTGAATAATTCTGACCCTGGATGCAAAATTATATTTTCATTAGGGAAAAAAGAATCAACAAACGCCTGGAGTTCTTCAATAGTAACAATCGGAACTTTTCTTAATCTTTGAATAACCCTATCTCTTCTTTGCTCAAGAGTTGTAAATTGAAAGATACAATCATCAGGAATTCCGACGGATTCTTCCCAGTCAGGAAGCAATTCTGTTGTTAGTTTAATATCAAATTCAGATGCCAGTTCGAAAATCATCTCCTGAACTGCCATAAAATCAGATGCAAGGCCCTTTATCAAGCCAGACATGACAGACCCATCTTCACATTTTTTGCCAAATGCTCGGCCTTGTGGCATGTGGTCTGCTAATATTTGCCCTGCTTCTTTTTGAGTTTTTGGTGGCTCAAATATTTTTAACGATGCAACCATTATGGGAAACTCACATTTCCGGCGAACCCTATTTCACCGATTCCAATTGTTATGTCTCCAGATGGAGCAGACAACGAAAAAGATGTCAAAATATCTCCTGTCTGAATGTCCTGTGTGTTTTGTATAGCACCGAGATAACTTGCTTCTTTGATGTCCTGTTCAAACTGTACCGAATCCTGATAAAATGCTTTGATCTGGTCTTCAACTGCGGTTCTCATAGTTGGGGTGTCAGGAACTATTGAGCTAAAAATATAATCTGTAAAAACTGGAGTAGGTGCCTGGACAACAATATCATCATCAATTGTGTTCCCTGGTTTTGCCCCAAAAGTTATGACTGATTCTTTAGTCTCTGCTATTAGAGTAGATGATGGAATTGGGTTAGTGTCATTATCTCTAAGAAAATATATAAACACTTGCCCTGCTACTGGTCTACCAGCAACAACAGGTAATACAGGCTCAATTACAAATACTCGCGTATTTCCAGATACTCTTAAAGCCGCAAGCCTTATTTGGTCAGCAGTGAACACACCTGATCTAGAAGATCTTGAAAGCAATAATCTTGATCTTGCGCTTGAATCATCCTCAATATCTGCGCCACCTGTTACTCCAGGTGCCCCAACTGTCGCTTGGTTATCTGCTCCACCTATATGTGTTTGGATTGATAATACAGCACCAGAATTAAGATTGGTCTCCTGTCCTGTTGTTGTGCATTCTACGGCTACCGTTGCATATGTTGCATCTGCTAATATTGTTCCTGTTGCTGGAGAGGCTGGTGAACCAGAAACAGTATATATAAATGACGTGTCTGAAATCACTGTTATTTGTACGGAGCCATTATATTCAGACTGTGTCGCACCGGAAATAGTAACAGTGTTTCCACTTGCAAGCCCATGATTTGACAGAAACGTTGCTGTTGCAGTTGTTCCAACTCTTGTTATTGATGATGTTGATAATGTTGTGTCAACTATTGTTGCGACTGTTTGAGTTGCATAAAATAGTCCATTGCTCCCTGTGAAAATAGTCGAAACAGGAATTACAGTTCCATTTGTACCTGTGATTGTGATAGGACCACGGCCACCACGTGCAGGGTTTCGAACACGTCCTTCGTATTCTAACCAACGATCAAGAAATTCTCCAGTGGCAGTTTGTGGGAATAACTGAGTTTCGAGATCTTGTATTTGAAGATTGTTTGAATGAGCAAGAGCAGCGCATCCATCAACAAAAGCCTTAGCCCATTGATTAGATATTGTTGGGTCAATATCAGGGTTGTTATTTCTTATAGATGCCTCTGCTATTTTTACAAGTTCATCGTATGTATGATATTCAAGAGGCATTTGTTTTTCTCCAAAGTATATTATATCGTTCGATATTATTATCTAATGCAACTATTTCAATACTTATATTTATTGATCTATTTTGACTTGTAACAACAACGTTAACTTCTTGCGCGACATTATCTTCAACTATCCATGCTAAGGCTTCTTTTGCTGCTATCTCTGCTTTGGATATGGTGTCATTTGTCAATCTTGCTTGATCAAGTGTCCAAAGTACAGACCCAGTGAATCGACCCTCCAAGGCCTTAATTATATCACCGACCCAACCTCTCCTTTTTTCAGAAGGCTGGACTAATGACTCTGGCGCCCTTGCATCTGTAAAAAGACTTGTTATCAATGATGTTTCAAGCCCTTCTACAAAATCAATTTGTCCATCTTTGACAACAAGGTCATAATTTCCAAGCTCATCTGGTACAAGTTTTACGTCCTGTCCTGGCATTAAACAATATCTCCACTTGTACCTGTGCCAACTGTAACTCCATCGTGCCTATGCGATGTATACGATGGTTTACTTGGTACATTATATTCCAATGCAGTGACTTCACCTGTGACAATTAAATTACCATTTATTTTTGTATCACCTGTCATTTCAATAGTTCCATCTGGCAATAGTTTTATCCTACACCCACTTGGTGATTCAATATCAATCCCACCATCTTGTTTAACATACACCGTGGCTCCTGTCAAATAATTGACGATTGCCACCTCTCCTTTTAACAATCCTTTCTTCCTGTTTTTAGGATCGTCGATAAAAGATACTGTGTTTGAAGCTATGCCCTGCATATTTAATGATATTGAAAGAGACCCATCAGGAGGGTTTGAGCAAAGTCCATAAGGGCTAAATGCTTGTGTCTTTTGAAGTGGATTACCAAGTGTTTTTATAAATGCAAACCTAATGTTTTGGGCATCGTCAATGGATTCAACAGTTGCACTCTTTATGTCAGTTTTTTGACGGTTTGGATTTCTGCCTATCATCTTTGAAACCTTTCTTGCCGTGCAGGGAACTTATTTGTATATTTATATCCCTCGTTTGATTTTCTTGAATCTGTCCTTGTGGTTACTGCCTGGACCTTATAAGCATCTATAGGTGCGCAAACTATTTTTGTTTGTTCGCCTTGGCCCAGTTCTAATGTATATTCAACGGATCTGATTATAAATGATCCTTTTATCCCTGCAACATCATCTTTAACAGTGACACGTTGTCCTATATCCCAAACCTTACCATCAACTTGCTGTGTTCCGACAACAACAACGCTGTATTCTGTTGCCCTTGCCCGCCTGATATTAGATTCTTCTTTCGCACGTTCAAGGCATTCTATATCTGTCATTGATTCTTCTGCGTTTATTTCAAGTATACGACCTGGTCTGATGTTTGGATCAGTTACTTCTCCGTTACGATTTGTTCCTTCTGGTCCATAATCTGCGCTAACATCAAACCCTATGTTATCTTGTGACCT